GTGGTTATGCCTCAGGTGGCTACGTTGGAAACTCATCATCTTCTGCCGCTGCGCCGTTAGGGGTCAGCGTCTACGCACCGGTTACCGTGCAGAATCCTCAAAACTCTGAGCAACAAACCAATGGCGATCAGCTGGGGCGGGCCTATCAGCAGGTGATCAATCAATCTGTGACAGAAGGGATCGCCAAAGCAATACGCCCGGGCGGCCTTATCTGGAATGCCAATAACCGCAGGTAGCTACTGATGACAATAGAAGCCTTTATCTGGGGGATACAGTCCGCCAGCCAGCCCACCACAAAAAGCAAGGACATCATACGCAAAGCACAGTTCGGTGACGGATACGCGCAGGTCACCGGCTCCGGCCTGAATGATGAAACGCTGAGCTACGAATATTCCTTCACCGGAAAACCGGAGAAAGGCTTACAGATTTATGCCTTTCTGCGGCGCCATAAAACGAAGTCCTTTTCGTTTACCCCGCCATTCGGCGAACTGGCGTTATGGCGGGTTGAGGCAGACAGCCTGCAGAAGGTGATCAAAAGCAAAACGGTCATGACCATTACCGCAACCTTTGAGCAGGCATTTGCACCATGAATCTCAACAGCGATTATCAAAAACTTGAACCCGGTGATGAAGTCAGGCTGATTGAGGTGGACGGTACAGCCTTTGGCATGGATGACGTGTTGCGCTTTCATGCCTACAGCATTCCACATACACCTGAAGAAATCACTGCAGCAGGCGGCGATGAGTCGAAGCTTCCGGCGAAGTCCATCTGGTGGCAGGGCAATGAATACAGTGCGTGGCCGTATCAGATTGAGGGGCTTGAGGCCTCTACAGACGGGACAAGTGCACAACCGAAACTGACGGTCGCCAACCTCGATAGTTCCATTACTGCGCTGTGTCTGGCTTATGACGATATGCTGCAGGCGAAGGTCACCATTCACGATACGCTCGCGCATTATCTCGATGAGCGAAATTTCCCGGCAGGTAACACAACAGCCGACCCGACGCAGGAAAAACTACAGGTCTGGTACCTCGACGGCAAGACATCTGAGCTAAACACGGGCATTGAGTTTGTTCTCAGCAGCCCGATGGATCTGCAGGGCATGATGCTTCCCACCCGTCAGATGCACTCGATTTGCGTCTGGTGTACGCGCGGCAAATACCGCACCGGCGATGGTTGTGACTATGCCGGAACGCGCTACTTTGACGAGAAGAATAATACCGTAGATGACCCGTCACTCGATAAGTGCAGCGGCACGCTTACAGGCTGCAAGCTGCGCTTTGGTGAGCATGAAGAACTGCCGTTCGGCGGCTTCCCGGGCACTTCACTTATCCGGAGCTGACCATGCGAAAGAAAACCCTCAATGCCATCATGTCGCATGCGGCCGCCGAATACCCCGAAGAGGCGTGCGGGGTCGTGGCGCAGAAAAGCCGGGTAGAGCGATATTACCCGTGCCGGAATCTTGCGACCGAGCCGACAGAGCATTTTCACCTGAGCCCGGAGGACTACGCAGCAGCGGAAGACTGGGGAGCGATAATCGCTATCGTGCACAGTCACCCTGACGCGACCACACAGCCGAGCGAGCTGGACAAGGCGCAGTGTGATGCGACGCTGCTGCCCTGGCATATTGTGAGCTGGCCGGAAGGGGATTTGCGTACCATCATGCCGCGCGGTGAACTGCCACTGCTTGAGCGCCCGTTTGTGCTCGGACATTTCGACTGCTGGGGCCTGGTGATGAGCTACTTCCGGCAGGAGCATGGCATCGAGCTGAAAGATTACCGTGTCGATTACCCCTGGTGGGAGGACCAGTACGCAGATAACTTCTATCAGGATTGCTGGTATGAATGCGGCTTCCGCGAGTTCACCGGCGCGCCGCAGCCCGGCGATATGATTATCATGCAGGTGCAGGCGAATAAGTGGAACCATGCCGGGATCCTGCTGGAAGGCAACATGCTGCTGCACCATATGTACGGGCATCTCAGCCAGCGCGTGCCGTACGGCGGCTACTGGGTTGATCGGACGATGAAGGTAGTCAGGTTCAAAGATTTCCTGTAGTTACGTTGCCTTGCTTTCCCCCCGTGCTAGGATTGCCCCTGACATTTATCAATGGGGGTAAGAATGTGAATAACGATGAATGGGAGCCTGATCCACTTTTTGACCAGGCTATAAGCTTTGTTATTGATAAACAAAATGCATCTATCAGCGGGGTACAACGCCAGTTCAGAATTGGGTATAACCGCGCAGCTAGGATTATAGAGCAGATGGAAGAGGTCGGCGTAGTTAGTGAGCAGGGCCATGATGGAAACAGAGCAGTCCTTTTTGAAGATATTTATCAATGGATTGAATATTGCAAAGAAAAGAATAGCGACACCCAAAATATCGATATGACTAACGTGATTTTATGGCCTGGCACGAAAAAGTAATCAGAGGATATGAATATGAAAAAACTACTTCTGGCTTTAGCGTTTGTTGGGTTGGCTGGGTGCGCATCGAATCCTTTTGAGGCAACGCATACTATTTATGATCCGTCTCTTTTAAACAAAGCGCCTAATACCACTAAAGTTCGCGTTCATCGCGTCGAGCAATTATCCGGATCTGCATTGGGTGAAGACTGTCCTTTAGTCTTAAAAGTTGACGAAAAGGAAGTGGCAGGTTTACAGCAAAACCAATTTGTAGATATTTATTTACCCAGCGGGAAGTACACGTTATCTGTAAGATTCAAATGTGCATTCACCGCGTGGCGAAAATCTCTAGATCTTAATGCTAATGGGGATTATCAAGAGTACCAGACTGAGACTGGCGCTGCAGGCCAATATCGTATGTGGCGAGTAAAGTGAAAATTAACCACTAATTAACAGGTCGCTCAGGCGGCCTTTTTTATTGGAGTAGATATGCACGAAGTAATGGCACAAATAGAACTAGGCGGTGTGTTAGGTAAGACATTTGGTAAAACTCACCATCGCTTAATCAGCACCATTCATGAAGCCCCAAGAGCACTGGCGGCCACTATTAATGGCTTTGAAAAATACATGATTACCAGCGAGCGACGCGGACTCACGTATGCGGTGTTTCGGGGTAAAAAAAATATTGGAGAGGATGATTTAGGCTTTCCCGTAACTGAAGATGTCATTCGCATTGTTCCTGTTGTGATCGGCAGCAAAAAAGCCGGCGCGCTGCAAACTATATTAGGTGCTGTATTGGTGGTTGTGGGCGCTGTTGTTGGCATTATGACATCTTGGACTGGTATCGGTGGAGTCATTGGTAGCGGTATGGTAACTGCGGGCATAGGCATGATGGCTGGCGGCGTCATCCAGATGCTATCCCCCCAGGCCGGAGGCCTCGCCAGCAAACAAAGTGCTGACAACCAGGCATCCTATGCCTTCGGTGGTGTGACCAACACCGCAGCACAGGGCTATCCGGTCCCGCTCGGTTACGGTAAACGCCGAATTGGTGGTGCAATTATTTCAGCCGGTATTTACGTTGAAGATCAGCAGTAATTAAACAGTGCCGAAAGGCGGGAGAGAGTTATGAAAATAAATGTTGGCTTTCCGGAAGTTGGAATGCGCTTTATTGCAGACAAAGATGGGTTTTCTACTGAAAGAGGCTTCGGTTTTACCGCCATTAAGATTTTGAAATGCGATGTTGTGGTTTCTGAATTGGACGGAATTTCCCGAAGCGTAGAAATTCGTTCACGTTATAGTGAAGACTATGACCCTGACACCTCATTTTCAGATTTTGAAAAAAGGGCAAACGAACATATTCTTTCAATACTTGCAGAGATGAATATCCCCGGCTGAACGGGGATAAATATTTAGTTCTTAATTCGATGATAAATATTGTCAGCCTTCGCATAAAGATTAGCGATGGCGTTGGCTCTGTCTTGTTCTGGTGGCGTCATACCGCCAAGGTCAGAACCGAATGCCTTATCCATATACTGAACAATGCGCGACCGTAAGTCTCCAGGATTGTCGGATTCAGCCATTAAAGTCGCCAGCATAAAAGCCAGAGCATCATCCTGATAATCACCTTTTAATAAACTCATTATATCTCCGTTAATCAGAGGTAATCAGCCATCCCTCTTTTGCTGTGTGCGTCTGTGCGCCAAACACCGACGGGCTGAATATGCACAGTAACCAGGGATGCAGCACCGCAACATCCTGATATTTGATCAGTTATCAACCTTAGCCGCCATCGTGCGGCTTTTTTTATGGGCGCAATATGGCAACAGCAATCGCAATCAAAGGGCGCAAAGGTGGCGGCTCCAGCTCGCGCACGCCCACAGAACAGCCGGACGATTTACAGTCCATCGCAAAAGCCAAACTGCTTATCGCCCTGGGCGAAGGTGAATTCGGTGGCGGGCTGGACGGTAAAAGCATCTTCCTGGACGGGACGCCGCTGGAAAACGCGGACGGCTCTCAGAACTTCTCTGGTGTGGCGTGGGAGTTTCGATCCGGTACCCAGTCGCAAAAATATATCCAGGGCATGCCCGGTACCGAGAATGAAATCAGCGTAGGGACCGTGGTTAAAAGTTCGGTCGCATGGACGCATACTTTCACCAACACGCAGCTTTCTGCCGTTCGCCTGCGCCTGAAATGGCCGTCACTGTTTAATCAGGAGGACGATGGCGATCTGGTCGGTTACTCCATTAAATATGCCATCGATTTGCAAACCGACGGCGGCACCTGGACCACCGTCATCGATACCGCGGTAACGGGCAAAACCACCTCCGGTTACGAACGCAGTCACCGTATTGATTTGCCGCAGGCCGGCAGCACCTGGACCGTTCGCCTGCGCAAAATCACCGCAGATGCGAACAGTGCAAAAATCGGCGATGCGATGACGCTGCAGAGCTATACCGAAGTCATCGACGCAAAGCTTCGCTATCCGAACACCGCGCTGCTTTATATCGAATTCGACTCCAGCCAGTTCAACGGCAGTATCCCGCCGATATCCTGCGAGCCGAAGATGCGCGTGATCCGCGTGCCGGATAATTACGACCCTGTGACGCGCAGCTACAGTGGCACATGGACAGGCTCGTTTAAATGGGCATGGACCGATAACCCGGCGTGGATTTTCTACGACATCGTTGTCTCCGATCGCTTCGGCCTGGGCAACCGGCTGACGGCGGAGAATATCGATAAATGGACGCTGTATCAGGTAGCGCAATATTGCGATCAGATGGTTCCCGATGGCAAAGGCGGCAGCGGCACCGAACCGCGTTATACATGTAACGTCTACGTCCAGAGCCGCAACGATGCTTATACTGTGCTGCGTGACTTTGCCGCCATCTTTCGTGGCATGACTTACTGGGGCGGCAATCAGATTGTTGCGCTGGCGGATATGCCACGCGATATCGATTACAGCTACACGCGAGCGAACGTGATCGATGGCACTTTTAATTACTCGAGCAGCACCACCAAAAACCGCTATACCACAGCGCTGGTGTCATGGTCCGATCCGGATAATGCCTATGCTGACGCGATGGAATCCGTATTTGAGCAGGATTTGGTATCACGCTATGGCTTCAACCAGCTCGAGCTGACCGCTATTGGCTGTACCCGGCAGAGCGAGGCAAACCGCAAGGGGCGCTGGGGCATCCTGACCAACAACAAAGACCGTGTGGTGACGTTTTCTGTCGGACTCGATGGCATGATCCCGCAGCCGGGCTATGTTATTGCCGTCGCCGATGAAATGCTTTCCGGGAAGGTAACCGGCGGCCGCATCGGCGCGGTGAACGGCAGGGTTATCACACTCGACCGCAAGCCCGACGCCGTTGCCGGCGATCGCCTTATCCTGAACCTGCCATCCGGTGCGGCGCAGAGCAGAACGATTCAGGCCGTTAACGGGAATGCTGTGACGGTAACTGTGGCTTATGGTGAAACGCCGCAGGTGGAAAGTGTGTGGGTTGTCGAATCTGAGAAGCTCTATGCGCAGCAGTACCGCGTCGTGAGCGTGACAGATAACAATGACGGCACGTTTACTATTTCCGGTGCGTATTACGATCCGGATAAATACGCCCGTATCGATACCGGCGCGCTGATTGACGAGCGTCCGATAAGTGTTATTCCACCGGGCAACCAGTTCCCGCCGGATAATATCGTTATCAGCTCTTTCTCTGTTGTGCAACAAGGGATCAGCGTGGAAACCATGCGTGTGAGCTGGGACCAGGCGCAGAACGCTATTTCTTATGAGGCACAGTGGCGCCGCAATGACGGGAACTGGGTGAACGTGCCGCGCAGCTCAACCACGTCGTTTGATGTGCCGGGCATTTACGCCGGGCGTTATCTGGTACGGGTGCGCGCCATTAACGCCGCAGAGATTTCCAGCGGCTGGGGCTATTCGGAAGAGAAGGCGCTGACGGGGAAAGTGGGTAATCCGCCGAAGCCTGTCGGGTTTACCGCGTCGGACAACGTGGTATTCGGCATCGAGCTGAACTGGGGATTCCCTGCAAATACCGGCGACACGCTGAAAACGGAAATTCAGTACAGCACCACGGCGACGGGCGATGAGCCGATGCTGCTGGCTGATGTGCCGTACCCGGCGCGCAAGTATCAGCAGATGGGCCTGAAAGCGGGCATCACTTTCTGGTACCGCGCGCAGCTTGTCGACAAGACGGGGAACGAATCGGGCTATACGGAATGGGTGATGGGGCAGTCCAGCTCTGATGTTTCTGATATCACCGCCGCCATCCTCGATGAGATGAAAGACACCGACGTCTTTAAGGACCTGATAGAGAATGCGATTGAAACAAGCCAGACCGTAGCTGACCTGGCTCAGGCCATAAAAGATAACGCCGACAGGCTCGCTGATGCCGTACAGTCCGGTAAAGACGTCACTGACGGGATCATTGTTGATGTCGGGAAGCTCGCTGACGACATTCTGAATAATTCGGACAGTATCGCTGTGGCCGTTGCGGCTAATAAGCAAACTGCTGAGGCCATTATCAGTAACGCTCTGGCTATTACTGATGTCGTGACCAGGCAATCTGCGCAGAACGGTGAGAACTCAGCGAAGTTTGAGCAGCTCAGGGAAGTTATTGCCACAGAGACGGAGTCGCGCGTTACAGATGTGACACGTCTTGAAGCGAAGACTGCACAGAATGCGGCTGGCATCACCGAAGTTCGTCAGGCCGTTGCCACGGAAACGGAAGCGCGCACAACGGCGGTTGACCAGCTCACAGCGCAGACGGAGCAGAACGAGGCTGATATAACCAGCCTTTCGCAGACGGTCACCGATCTGGATTCGTCCACAGCTTCGCGTCTTGACGAACTCACGGCGAAAACAGACCAGGCCTCCGGCGCAATTCAGAATGCCGCAACAGCGTCAATCACCAACACGCTGGCACAGGCCGATATTCGCACCACGATGTCAGTGCAATTCGGTGAGAACTCCGCGAAATTTGAAAATGTCAGTCAGGCGATTGCCACGGAAACAGAAGCACGGGTAAGTGATGTCACCCGGCTGGAAGCGAAAACGGAACAGAATGCCTCCGGCATCACTGCGGTTCGTCAGGCACTCACTAATGAGGAGGAAGCGCGAGCCACGGCGGTTGATGAACTCACCGCGCAGGTGCAGGAGAACGAAGCGGGCATCACCGAAGCTCGTCAGGCCATTGCCACGGAAACGGAAGCCCGCACAACGGCAGTTGACCAGCTCACAGCACAGACGGAGCAGAACACGGCGAACGTGACTGAGCTTACACAGACGGTCACCGATCTGGATTCGTCCACAGCTTCGCGTTTCGATGAGATATCAGCAGAGATTGCCGGACAGACCGATACCATTAAGGGGAGTATCCAGAATAACTCGACAGCGCTTATTCAGAACACCCTGGCGCAGGTGAGTCAGTCACAGCGGATGAGCGTGCAGTACGGCGACAACCAGGCAGGCATTCAGCGTGTCGATAATGTCATGGCAGATGCCAGCCAGGCCGTTGCCGAATCGCTGAAAACGCTGGATTCCACCGCTGGCGGGAATGTCGCTGACGCAACAGACCTGTCAAAAACGCTGGCTGATTTTACCCAGGCGTCTGCGACGAAAATTAACACCCTTACCGTCACTGTTAATGACCAGTCCGCTTCTGTTGTCGAAAGTGCGCAGGCCGTTGCGGATATCAGCGGCAATCTCAGTGCGATGTACAGCATCAAAGTCGGTGTGGATGCAAACGGTATGCAGTATGCGGCGGGGATGGGAATAGGCGTGCAGAATTCGCCTGCCGGCATGCAGTCTCAGGTCCTCTTCCTTGCCGATCGCTTTGCTGTAATGAGCCAGGCTGGCGGCGCGGTGTCACTGCCGTTTGTTATCCAGAACGGGCAGACGTTCATCCGGGATACTTTTATCCAGGATGGCACTATCACCAACGCCAAAATAGGGAGTTATATCCAGTCAACAAATTATGTGGCCAACAGCACTGGCTGGCAGCTTAATAAATCAGGAACGTTTTATATCAACGGTAGCGCCGGTACGGGCAGAATGGTTATTTCGAATACCCTGATTCAGATTTTCGATAATAACAACGTGCTGCGCGTAAGAATGGGACTCTGGTAACAGGAGGGATAATTATGCCGCAGGGCGTACAGTGCTGGGATGCCGCCGGCAATCTTGTCGCAGATATCGGTGATTACAATTGCCGTTTTGTTGGAGCGGTTACAGTATCAGTCGGATCGAACGCAACCGTAGTGACCACTGCTTTTAGTGGCGCCACGGCTGCCGGTTATTTTGCTGTGCCTGTAGCCGTGCCGGGTGGCCGTGAGCCCGGTTATTATTACTGCCGGGCATACAACGGAGGGATAAGAACTTTCATCCTTCTGAAATATGCGACGGCGCACACTATCACAGTTAATGTGTATGCCTTTATATGAGTGGATTTCAATCATTTAACACTGCCGGCGCAAAGGTAGTGGACTCCGATTTTTTGGGAACCTATTACCGGGACTCGAAAGCTTATGGTTCAATTACCGATGCGGGGTATTTCAGTATAAATACGCCGATCGGTAACGCGACAGATATGGGCTTTGCTGTTGGGCCATACCCAAATGATACGAACCTTCAGTGGTTCAAATTTAACAACAATGGCAAAGTCATCTTTGGTTATCCCTATATGACAACTAATGCCGGCACCATGGCCCGCACGGGCTATGACGTGGCAACATCCAGCGGCTATCTTGATGTGTTTAATGCAGCCGGAAAGCTCGTCTGGTCAGCTGTGACAGCGGCTAAAGTGCCACGGGTAACGGGGTTCTTTGAAATACCCGCCAATTACGATCTTGATAACGTGGCGTATTCACAGAACATCGGAACGAATACCTGGCTGCTTGCCAGTAACTGCCCAGGGAACCTCTCTGCAGACGAAATGGGTTCAGGTTACTCCGGGCTGTTTTTTCGCTTTTCTGGCGGAACATTGCAGGCGGTATGGATAAACCAGAACCAGGCTTCGTGGGCCGGCACGCTGAAACCTTACGGACTGAAAATTCCTTTCGCCGTTATTCCAAATCTGTAATCCGCCCTTAAACCATCCATCTGTTCAATAAATAAGAAACCCGCCACTGAGCGGTTTTTTTACGTTCTGGAGAAAATATGATTTACACAACTGGCACCATTGCAGGCAGCAGCAATACCATTACCGGTACTGGCACGAACTTCACGGCAGCAGGAAGTCTGATCCGCGTCGGCTGCACGCTGATTGCATTCACGAACCCCGTGCAGGTACTGCAGATTACCGGCATTACCAGCGGTACCGCACTTGCCGTTACACCGGCCATCAGCCCGGCTATCCCGGCGGGCACGAAGTACGCCATTCTGCTGAGCGACAGCCTGAGCGTTGACGGCCTGGCGCAGGACATCGCCGAGACATTCACCATGTACCAGCGCAACATGTCCGGGTTCGCTGATGTGATGAACGGCGCCGGTGACGTGACTATCACCACCAATGGCCAGCAGATCACTGTGCCGGGGCAGAAGTCGCTCGCGAAGAAGGGGGCAAACAGCGACATTACATCGCTTTCCGGTCTGACAATTGCGCTCTCTGTCGCACAGGGCGGCACCGGCGCGAAGACTGCCGAGGAGGCCCGTGCAAACCTCGGTTTAGGAAGTGTGGCCACAAGGGATTCCGTTACGACTCTTCGTTCATCGGTATATTCACAGGTTCCTCTCGTTGGGTACCGGGGTATTGGTTTACCGACATTACGGGGTGGCCCGGGAGATATTGACCCTACTTATACGAACTTAACTGGCGGTGAGTTGTTTACCTTTTCGGGTGAAGCGTCGGTGCCCGGGTGGTGGCATCCGGCATCGCCTGCGGTCTGGGGAGGAGGTATTTGCGTTGCCCGAACCGAGCTTCAGATAGTTGAACTGCTTATCAGTCGAGACGGTAAAGCTGGCATTCGAGCCCGCAGTAATCCTACCGGAACTATACAGGCTGAATTTTATACGACACTAAATACGACAAAAGCATCTGACGGCACGCTTAAAGCCGCATCGCCGGTGGCCCGAATCGTTAAATCGAAAGATGAATGTCAGCGGCCGGATGTCGATGAAACTGGCTTTACCTGGTGCGGCTGTGGCACGGCAAATGCTGAGGCCGAGGGCATCAATATTTCGCGACTCGATACCGGCGTTTACGTCCTCACAGGATCAGCCGGGCTGGCATCGGAGGGCTGGCAACTTTTACCACCAATGGACCCAGGCGGCATGGGTGAATTAGGTGTGGTTGAGGCTGAGGAAACGGAAAGCGGAGGCATCACTGTCCGACTGTATAAGCGTCGTTACATGCTTGGTGAAGACGGCGACATTGTTAAAACGAAGGGCGTGCCGATGGATGTGCCGGCGAATAGCTGGATCGACATCCGCCTTGATATGCCGGAGGGCTCTATCTGGAACCAGCAGCAGGCCGCTTCGGAAAAAGAAATGGAAGAAACCGGGCGGGTCAGCCAGCAAGATCAGCCGGATGCTCAGTCTTAACAATAAAAGGTAACAGGCCTCGTCTATCCCGACGCCGGGGCGGGGCATATTGCGCTATTCGGATCTGCTGGTTGTGCGTTAAACGTCTCTTTCGCGTTGCTCTGTGTAATGTTAATCAACAGATCGTATGCTGACGATTTCGACGCTACAGTGTAATATGCACGCCAGTCGTTGATGGGGTAGTTACTGTGGGGTGTCCACCGCTGTGTCCATCAAAAAGAAATAATCCGCATAGCGAGCATAAAAACATATATTTATGAAGAACATAAGAAATTTTTCTATTATTGCCCACATCGACCACGGTAAATCGACGCTGTCTGACCGTATCATCCAGATTTGCGGCGGCCTCTCCGATCGCGAAATGGCAGCCCAGGTGCTGGATTCCATGGACCTGGAACGTG